ATAATCAGAGCTTTGCAGCTCGATTGAAAGAACCTTAGAATTAGGAAGCTTATTATACTTACCAACAAACTTTAAGATAAGATCGTATACCGCTCTATCTGAACCTTCAAAATATTCAGGGCGAAGGTGTGGCATTGCCTTACGACAATACGTTTCATTATGTACTAAATTATTTAATATAATGTCTTCAATTTTCTGGGTCATTCTGTCCAATCTTAAATGTGTTTTCGGCTATAATAGATGTAAGTACATTTCCAATATGTCGTTCAAAATCTTTATTGGATTGTAACTGTTCTTTGGTGTATTCTTCGTTACCTTCTTCAACTTCGTAAAGAAAGCTTAAACGACCAACCTGCTCACCGTCTACTTCTTCTTCGGTGAGTTTAACATCTCCATAAGCATATACCGCGCTATTGTATATACCACTTGTTAGTTTAATTGAAAAGTGATCTGTATGAAGATCACTATCCACCAGCTTGTAATCAAATTCTTCTTTCATAAGAGATAAAGGGGCTGGGCACCACCACAATACCCAGCCCCCCTTTAAGGTTCTACTTTTCAGTTGATGAGCTCTCACCAGCAGAACCAGACTCGGGAGCAACAGGATCGTCTCCCAGTAATGAACGGTGAGCAACTTTAAATTTATTTTCAATAGCTTCGGCAAGGTCAGTCTTTTCAAAAAGTGTTTTCCAAAAGTCTGCCTGAAGCGTATCCTTCATACGAACGTTACCTGTAAGCTCTTCTTTGGTTTCAGGATTAACGGCCATGTACCATCCGTTTTTTGGCTTGATAACATATCCCATATCAAGTGCAACTTCAGTGAAACCTGACCAGCGTTCAATACCGCCTTCCCACGAAACTGAAATAGGAATCTTGCTTTTCTCTTTGACAAAGCGAGATTTCTCAATGTTAACCACAAAGTCATATCCAATAACTTCGGTTCCCTTCTTTTCTTGTCTCCGGCCAATCACCCAAACGTTGTCAGCACTGTACATAACACCAGTACCGCCACTAACAACCGCCTTTGGAAACAGACCTTGTTCCATATAAGTGTGATTGATCGCTAGAAGAGGAATGTCGTTAATTGTAAGAAAAGGAGTAATCATTCTGAAAAGACCTTTAAGAGCTTTGGCTCTGGTCATATCAGCAACGGACTTTTCATTCACGGCATCTTCAACTTCTTTCTTTGAAGCAATGTTACCAACCGAATCGATAATGATAATTACTTTGTCTTTACGCTCGATCTCTTTGAGTTGATTGACAATATCAAATTTAAGTTCCTCAATGTTTGTAACAGGGCAGTGAAGTACCCGACTTGTGTCAATATCAAACGATTCAAAGTATGCTTGAGGTGAACCAAACTCTGTATCGTAAAAGATCAGTGCTGCGTCTTTATGCTTTTTAAGATATGCTCCTGCCATGAGAAGCGCAAAGCTTGTCTTGAAGTGTTTACTTGGTCCTGCCAAAACAGTAAGACCCGAAGCAAGTCCTCCATCAACACTGCCGCTTAAAGCCACGTTAACCATTCCCACTGGAGTTGAAGTAAGATCCTTTTCAGAAAAAAACTTTGAATCTGAAAGAATATCTGCACCCTTAACACGGGTGGTTTTCATTAGTTTATCGAGTAATGCCATATATTTTGCTGTATTTGTTCTTCTATATTATACCATAAATTACGATTGTTGTACACCTTAAATAAACGCTTCAAGGGTTTGAGGTTGTTCTTCAACATGTACGGTTTGTGATTTGTTATCAAAGACTGCATATTCAGCTTCTATCGTATCTAGTTTTCCGTCCAACCAATCGTAAATAATTTGTGCCATATCTTCCGCAGTTGTAACCGGAACATTCTGACATATCATGTTGAGATTCTTTCTGCCTCCCTGCAATTGAAAATCGCTTGGCATTTTCATAATTGCTAAACACTCACGAATTGTAAGATATCTATCTTCAACGGGATGCGCAAGACACATTGGCATGTGACCAACAAAAGCTCCAGCGTAATCCTTTGGAATTTCTGTAGTTTTCCTCATAATACCACCGCCCGATTCCAGTTTCTTATGCATTGTTAAACAGCGTTCTGCCTGCTTATCAAATCCTTTGGAAGTCATCCATTCAGAAACTTCGTCGTATTTCTTCCCGCAATTTTCTAAATAGTCCAGGGGATTAATAGTTGTCGTGATCTTTTCTTGAAATTCTTTATGAGTAATACCGCCTTCAAGTTCTTCAAGGACATACTTATAGAATGGATTATCGGTTGGCTTATTTTTATTCGTAATCTCATTCATAGGATCATCATCAGACACAAATGCATTTAGAATAGTGTCCTCGATCTTTTCATTCGGTCGATAATAAAAGGTCATATGGGGAATAGAGGTTCCTTTCCAAAAGAAGTAAAACGATCTATCGCGCTTCTGACTTAAGCCGTGCAACTTTGACTTTGTTTTATACAAAGACATAGTATAGCCATTAGCCTTTGCAAGCTTTCGAAGCTTCTTTACAATGGGTGCTCCCATTGCGGTTGCAAGTCGAGGAGCGTTTTCTCCCCAAAAGACCTTTGGTTTTATTTGTGTTAAAACGTATTTCGCAGATTCAACCATCCAATCATTAGCTTTATTGTCTGATGAACTGGATGGACTAAGGGAAGATAGTCCAGCGCAGGGGCAAGTTGCTCCTACAACATCTACTTCTTTTAAGGAAGAAGGAACTTCATTTTCGTCGATTCTATAATATGGTACATTCTTATGATAAGCGAGGTATTGCGAATCATTAGCGCCAAATGCGGAATATGACAAAATATATTCAGGCTTTTTCTTGAAAACATTTTCTGTTCCAAGAGGGAGCCCGCCGATAAGAGGTACGATTGCTGCGTGATTATATGACATTTTCTGTGCTTTCCATTATGTGTTTAAAGGTGTGTGACGCGTCTTGATGAAGCTTATAAAACTCAAACGCATCATTTCTCATTTGTTCTCTTTTTTCTTTATTGTCGATGATATCCATCATTTGATTTAACGTTCCGTCAAAATCGTTTTCGTCAAACCATATTGTTCCAGAGTTTTCACATTCGGTAAGCTTTTTTCCATAGTGTCGATGTGTGCAAGCATCTCCATACTTTTTATCAAAAACTGGAATCGTACCTGTGCAAACAACTTCGCAATGGGTATACTCAATTGATCGCTGAATAAAGTGTTCTTTCAAGTGTGAAAGTTGATAACCAAAACCCACCTTTGACATTCTTTCAAGCATTTCTTCTTGAATGTAAGGACCAAACACCTGAGCTGGCGAACCATAAGCTTCGGATAAATCATATTGATTCGGGTCCTCTTTAAGCAAATTATTAAAATTAGGTACGTATTCTTTAAAATTTAAAAACGCAGGTGAACGTTCAATTCCTTCGAATGTTGTTAACATTTTATTCTGCGCCAAATAGCCATCGGCGAATTGGCCCATTTTCTTATAACCTTTCCAGGTTGTAGTTCTACCAATCCACTTGTGATGACGCGGTTCGTCGCACTGCTCTTTCCAATACTTTTCTTTTACTTCGTCAAAATACATTCCCGGCTGAAATGGAAGAATCGGCTTGCCTTGTTCTACGCCAAAAAGCGTTACCTTTGTACCAACCCTTTCCTCTGCATATTTTGCGAAATCGCTTGTTGTTGAATGTACAAAAATTGCATCAGCCCGCTCAAGCGTTTCGTCTAATGCAGCGTTTCGTCTAATGGACAACAGCGAATGATCGTGCTGAATAAGCGCGACTGGTACTTTAATTTCATTAAGCATTCTTTTGAAGTTGTCAATAGCTTCTTCAGGAAAGCTTATAGCGGGTAAAGAATTGATAATTGCAAGATCCGCCGTCGCGTTGATCTTCTTAATCATCTCATCAACTCCATCATTGTTTGAAAATTTCAATCTAATAATGTTATTAGTGTGATGAGCATTTTTACGAGTCCATGACTTATCCTTAGCCGCAAATACAATATAGTCATAATCATTACAATCATAATACTTGCACTGTTCAATGGTAAATTTTGTCACGCCGCAGCCTTCAATTCCTCGGCCTAAGATAACTGATATATTTTTCATTACGATAAAATTTTATTGTTAGTTTATATATGTAGTTTCAATACCAGCTTCTCGAAAAAAGCTTTGCGCAAAATCGCATGATTCATTCCAACGATCTTTCTTTGTATGCTTTTGCATTACCACCTTCTTAATCCCGACTTGAATAATTGCTTTGGCACATTCATGACAAATGGGCAATCCATAAACATAAATGGTTGATCCATATAATGAAACACCAGTACGAGACGCGTTGTAAATCGCATTCATTTCTGCGTGCGATATCCTTTTGTATTTTAAATCTCGATCAGCATAAAGCTCTGGTAAGTCGCTCATTCCACGGGGGAATCCATTATATCCTTGTGAAAGAACTTGACCGCTTTCTCCGACGATAACAGCACCGCATTGTGTTGAAGGGTCTTTAGACCAAGAAGCAATTTCTTTAGCTAAAGATATGTACCTAGTGTTCCAATCTGTAAACATAAACTTACTCCTCTGTATCTGAAGGCTTGACACGATTTAGAAAGTCGCGGTCTGGGCATTGACCATCAACACTACCTCGGATAAAAGATACCGCAAAGCTTGCATAATTAATCATGTCTTTAAATGAATCTTCGACCGACTCAAAGTTTGGCTCGTAAGTAGGATCGAGTTCCATTGCTTCAACAACGCTTTGAGCACGAAGCACTTTGGCGTAAATGATTTCAAGGATTGTCTTTACTCCGCTTGGGTAGTAATCGGATTGACGAATTCTTGACTTGGGATTTTGATAGTCGTTTGACTTTTTAAGCTGAAGTTCAGCGCATTCTTTTAAAACGCGAAGGCTTTCTTTATCGTTATTCATATTGCTATTATACACTATATCAGTGTGAATGTAAATAATTATTTGACAAACTTGAAGTGACGTTCGTACACGTGAAGTGAGCCAACTTGCCATGTGATATCACCAACTTTATAATCGGCTTCACCGTGACGGTTAATATCAGCAACAAGATTTTGCAGAACATGCAGTTGCCAAGCATAGTCATTACGATAACCAAAGATAACGTCATTGCTTCGCATTTGAACAACGGCATTCACTTGGTTTCCTCGGATAAGATATTGAACTGCGTTGGTGCAGATAAAGTCAGACATGCCGTCAACCGAAAAGTCTTCGTGCATTGTCGGCCGTTGGTAAATCATTACCGCTCGGCGTGTTTGTCGATCAACAAGCAGTTGTGTTAAAACGCTTTGGTATTGATTGAAGTTT